CCGTTCGTACCATTGACCGCAAAAAACAAGATTTGTTTAGGAATTCCACTTAAACCATGTGCAATATTCTCTGTCCCTGTTGCGGTTGCTGACGCTCTCACCCCCTGTCCGCAATTAGTCAGCGTCTTGAGCGTGTCGTGCGTGTGTAAAGCATCCGCATCGCCAGCCCCCACGAGGGTGTCCGAGTTAGCGGTAGACATTTGAGAAGCGGTAGGAGTCAACATCTGCATATTAGTGCCATCATATCTACAAATTACGATTTGCCCCGCCTCTATATCCCCAGCCTCGACATCTATATTATTATTTTTCTTGATTGATTTAGCCCCGAAAGCCCCAAAGTTCAAAGTTGATGCGCCACCATTTTCAAAGTTTGCATTGAAAATCACAATCTGCCCCTCTTGTAGTGAAACTATTTGCGCAGCGTCAGCCACAACATAAGCGTCTGCCGCCCCCGTTGAATCACGGTATTCGCCAGCTTGCTCGAGCATGTCGAGTCTTAAAGCGTTTCTTTCTGCGGCGGTGATAGTTTGATTCGCCGCGACTACTGTTGAATTTGCTAATAAGTCAGCCATATTTTATTTTGTTATGCGTCTTTAAATTGTAAAGCTCTTTCCGTAGACCACCCCCTGTGGATTCTCCTAATCAAAGTCCAATAATTTACCCCCAATTCTCTCGCCCAATCTGATACACTCTGGGTTTTTCCTTTGTGAGTCAAGTATCTGCAATGACGACTGTTGTTAGCCTGTTGCTCGGGAGTCGCCCATCGACAATTTTCTTTGCAATAATTTCCATCATTATCTGTCCGGTCAATCGACAGTTTGTCGCTATAACCCTCCTTCATATCATTGTAAAACTCTTGAAAAGTATTCCATTCGCATTTTATTCCACGACCACCATAATCTTTATAAGCAGGTTGTTTGGGGTTATTACATCTTTGCTCAACACCTTTAAAAATCGTATATATTCTTTTTTTACGCATTCCATGTTTTTTATTTCCTTTTTGGCAACCACAAGATTTTGTATTGCCAGCTCTCAAGTGTCCACCATAAACTTTTGTCATACTTCCACATTCACACTCACATATCCAAAAATGCTGTCGTCTGTTATTAACATCCCCATCAGCCGTCACCACTAGCTTCCCATAGACATTGCCTAATTCGTTTATACTTCTTGACATTACATATTGTTATGTTTTAGCTGTTCTGGAAGGTCACCACGCTTTGAACATTCAAAGTTTCAACATTCGATTTTGTGATTGTTTGAGTAAATCTATTAAATAATTGCCCGGTATCTGCGCCGGCAGCACCATCAATATACATTCCATATTCCTCGTAAGTGTCCGCGTCCTCTGCGGCTGTGAAGAAAGTTTCGAGATAAGCAATATTGCTCGCATCTGTTCCGCTACTCAAAGCCTTCCTATAAACTTCATTTCCAAGCGTTGCATCACCGACCACCTCGCCAGTATTATCATCACCGAGGGCTGTGTAGTCGACTGTTCCGGTGTAAGTGACATCTCCGCCCAATCTTTGAGCTAAAACGCTTCTCCCGACTGTTGTGGTTATATTCTCAACAACAAATTCTTGTGTTTTAAAATACTTATGCAATATACCAACCAAATACCGGTATTCCTCCCAGAGAGTGCGTAATTCCTCTTTGATATTGCCTCCTATTTTCATCAAAAGCTCCCTTCTTATTCTCACATCCTCAATCATTTCCTGGGTTTTTTGAGCTACCTCACTTGTCGCTTTGCATAAGGTCAAAGTATGAATTCCTTTTATCTCTGCTGTGTCTTTTATTTCCATATTGTTTTGTTACGAATGTATTATATCATTTTAAGCGAAACCCGCTAAGTCAAAACGACTTTCTAAGGTTTGACCGACAGAAGCTTCAAATTTCCAATCACCCGCCGCCCAATCAACCGCCTGGTTTACGTCACTCGATTCGACTGTCTCTGTATTCTTCGCGTTCTCATCGCCCTCCTTTTGCACAATATTTACGTCAGCGCTTTCAACTGTTTCCTGCGCATCGACATAGGTTTCGACTATGTCGTCGGTATTCTGCTCGATCAAATCCTGTGTTGATAAAAGCTTTTGATAAAATTCAATGATTCCAAACAGGGTTGTCCCAAACCAAACATCATATACGAAATAAGATGCAAACTCCCCGGATTTTTGCCTTAGCTTAACTTTCTGTATTACATAAGTTTCATCAATACCTCTATTTGAATCTGTAATTGTAAGAAGCTGCCCCGCCCTTAATCCAAAATGGTCTGTAGTGAAGCTCCCGGATATAATTGCATTGCTGTATTCCTTAACCTTCGCCTCGGCTATTGCCAAAGCCGTCCCTATATCCTGGATGTTTCTGTCTGTATATGGGTCAAGATCGAATATCCCATCACCAATACCGAGGGCTTTTAACGCCGCTATGCTCGCACTATTCGAATACCTGATTTGTATAGGGACTCTCTCACTATAAGTAAAAAGAATTCCGTCCCCAGGGTTCAACATCCCTTCGCTTGCAGTTGCGCGCACAGACTTTTCGTTTGAATTATAGACATAATCAATACCAACTGCCGTTTCGTCGACAAGCCCCTCTATACCCACCCCCTTCGCAACTGTGAAGAAAGTTATCGTGTCCCCGTTCGTTTGAGCCGCTATTGTTTCAACTGTAAAATTGTCGGCATCAATCCTAGTAATTACTCTAATCTCATTGTTTCTCGTTTGATTTTGGATATAGTCGCCAGTCGAGAGATTATGTCCTACTATTTTTATATTTGTCGTTGTAGTAGCAACCGCCGCCGCGTGAGTATCAGATTGATCATCAATCTTTACAACAAGGTTTTTGAATTTATTCTTGAGTAGCCACTCCTTACGCGCACCATCCCCTGGCTCTGCTTGTGAATAGGTGCTGTCTGATGTTTTCTCCCCACCGCGCACTATAATCCTATTCCCGAGCTGGCTTTGATCAACCTCTATTCGCAGATCAAAGAAGTTGTTTGATGAATCTGTAAGTGCAAAAGGTGAATCGTCTGTTTCAATAGGTACAAAATGTATATACCTCTCATAATCAATATACCAAACATACGAAAAAGTTTTTGCTAGCAATTGCATCAACTTTGTCGGTTTTAACGCCGGACTTCTGAAGTCGTCAAGCTCCGGGGTTTCCGAAACATGGGGGTAATGCTTAAGGTAATCATCTTGTAATATTCTAAATCCATCGAACAATATCGCGCTGTCGGCTGTTTCCGTTATTATGATTGACAGGTAATCGCAAGCAGTCCAAACAGGAGTACCGGCAATAGTAGCGTCGTTTAAATCCATTTCGTAAAAAGTAGCATCGTTTGAAGTCGGGGTTATAGTCGCCTCTGCATAATCGCCCGCTCCAGACCCGATCCGAACCTTGAAATTTGTCACCTTTGTATAGTCAGTACATTTATACCAAAACCCGAAAAGTCCCTTTGTTGGTGATCCGGAAGCTGCACCAGTCCAGAAAGATACATCGCTCGAGGTAGGGCTTGCTGTGAAGGTTGCCGAGCCTCCCCCGAAAGTCCAGCCAAAATCCCCGCTAGTAGTCCCTTCCCAATAATTAGTTGAATCTATCGTTGGATTATCACCATCGCCACCCTCTACCCATTCAGCTTGAATCGCCGCGTTGTCGTCATAGTTCATCGAGTCAATAGTCTTGTTGTGGTTTATATCCGAATTGCAAAAATCATTTATAATATATCGTGCGGTTCTATCCTCCCAGGTATCAGAAATTAGTTTGCGATCGAATATTTTCGTATAATCAACGCATTCAATATTGTATTCAATGTTCGTGAGAACATGGATGTTTTTATCTGCAACCCGACTAACTACTCCACCGAATAATAAGAATCCGATCTTGTCGTCAGCAGCTACAGCCCCAGAAGGCGCGGCGGTCAAAACAAGAGTCAAAGTAACTTCATCGTAAGACAAAATGGTGACAACTTCCTCATCAGCGTCGCCTATCCTTATAAACAATCTTTGCCCAGCATAGAATTGACCTATGCTCGATTGAAAATTTCCGTTCAAAGTCATGGTCGCCCCGACTGCGCTTGCAATAGTATCCCCAACAAAAAGCTGCACATCTTGATTCTCCGAAGGCTTCGCCCCTTGAAACAATGTAAAATCGCATGAATCAGCACGTTGTTGTATCTGATTCTGTATTTTTAGTTTATCCCTTATCAGATCACCTGTGCGGTCTGAATCATTTATATATAGCCAAAGCATTTTAAACGACCTTAGTTGATAATTGTAATTTGCGAACAATCATATCTCCCACCTCCTCTGCCACGCCTTCACTTAAAAATGTACCTGTAATATTTATAGTCACGCCACCCATCTTACCCATAAGCCCCTTTTGCTGCCCTGCATTCAAAACAACCTCGCCAGGAGTAAGCATCGCTGGGACTGTATCCGTTCCTCTAGGCACAAAAGCCCCATTTGCTGCGTACAAAGGCTTTACAATACCACCTTCTGCAAGATATTGCCCCAAATCGAAGAATTTGCCTATAGATTGAGCTATGCTTGCACCCGGTAAAGCGTCAACGGCTTCGTGTGCTTTCGCGATCAATCTATTAAAAGCCTCTATGATTGAATCAATCCAACCCCTTATCAAATCAATAACCACTTTCGCCCAATCTCCAAGCGCAGTCCAGAATCCATTCCAACTATTTATAATTGATTCTTTCCAGCTATAGTAAGTCGTAAATACCCAGACCCACATCGCGTCCCAAGCATCCATTATTATTTTCACGCCCTTTTGAAATTCAGTAACCATCCACAATAAACCAGTTGCAACCTTTAAAAGTAATGGTGCTAAAATAGCCCCCACCTTCTCTTTAAAGTCACCCCATTGATTCGCTGCTTGTTCAAGTTGCCCTGCCGTTGTACTTGCAAGCTCCTCGGCTGCACCCCCAAAGTTATCAGCAAGAATTTGAGCTAACAAAGCAGTCTTTTCCATTCCCTCGGCTGTATTGAATAATTCCGCTTGAGTATCAGTTAAAACAACCCCGTATCTTGATAATGCTCCTGCCCCCGTAGCCATAGCCTTACCCATAGCATTTGCGAGATCGTTAAGATCGGCTTGCGCTCCAGTAGTTTTTTCCGTAGCCGCCGCCATATCTAACAAAGCCGGGGTGAGCAATTTGATTTCGTCCCCGCCCAACTGAAAAGACCCAAGCAATGCGCTTGCTGAAATGATCGCCTCATCACCGAAAGTCGTCACTTTCTGCAATCCAGCCGCGTATTTCTTTAAATCCTCTGTGACAATTTTAATATTCTCATCAGTTTTTTCGTATCCACTCCCTAAGTCTTTAAGGTTATTTATAGACGCTTTCAATCTCGCCTCTGCTTTTTCCTGTACCTTGTAAAGTTCAATTGATTCCGTGATAAACTGCTTGATCTTTATTGCTGCAAACCCAATAGCAACCCCCTTTAAAGCTGTTTTAAGTCCTCCCAAAGAACCGCCGACCTTTTTAATTTTAGAACTCGCATCATCCTTAGCACTTATCTTTATATTAACCTTTTCGATTGTCATTGCTATTTATTAGTGATTTTATATTGATAAAAGTTCGCATCCTTCGCCAGTCGTTCCTTTTCCAATCAAGACCAAAGTCTATCGACATCGCATAATCCATCAATTCATCCTCCGCTCCTTTTCTCTTATGTCCTTTTGATAGGTTGGCTTCTAGGATTGCGAGCTTTTTTTTTCAACTATGTCGTCAAGGTGGATAAGATCAGAAACAAATTCCAGCAACTCAAGTACATTCCTCGGTGTCAATTTATCAATATTCTCGTGAGTACAATCTATCTTTTTCCCGTCTTTATCCGTAAAGCTCCAATCTGTTAAAGCAGCCTTCAATAGTGGAATTGCAATGTCGAAGTTACTAAAATTCATTGCGCCCTCCGCTCCCTCTGCGTCCTCCTTCAACTTCTTCATTTGCGACATATCAGCGTTTTTCATCACCTTTTGATAGTCGTCGAAACTCAATCCATTCTTAACCTTGATCCAATCTCCATCCCCTATATCTATTTTTTTAACCTCGTTATTTATGAATCTGTTTTTAGCCATGCGATTTTTTTGTTAATTTATTAGTAAGAAGCAATATCATTTATCACAACAACCCTCGACTGATACCCTTGAGAGCTATTGTAAAAGTGAGTAAAAGGAATGTCTTGATCTACAAGTGCATCAACAGAAAGGCTTGTGTCGAAGTTGTCGAGCTGCACTTCTGGCAAGTAGACTCTCACCTCGTATTCAATCCCTGTTGATCCTATCTGGCAACCAATTACTCTCAACTCAAGCCCTTGCGCCGTATTGAGTCTAAGAATTTTTACAAAATCCTCGTCCGTGTAGTGCATCTTGAAAGACCCTGCCCCGGTGCAACCTTTTTGTAAAATTGCAGATGGGAAGCGATCCTGAAAGTCCGCGCCTTGTGCAGAATGTCTTGATTCGTACTCATTAAGAATCGAGATAGTAAAGTCTTCGACTTTTTCAGAAGCTAGGTTGTCTATATCAGCGCCGATCGTTACTTCCGATCCACCTATCCATGCAAATTCATTCGCGAGCGTGTAGCTTGCTGTTTGTGGGGCGAGAAGTATCAAGTCTCCGACAGCAGTTGCGGTTTCAAGATTTGTAACTGTGATAGATTTTGCAGAGGCTACAGTCGCAACAGTATGTGTCTTTGTACTTGATGCGCTAAAGTCTAAGAATCCCGTCCCTGGTCTGTAAAGTTTGATTGAGTCAGCCGCTACAAGTCCAAGCGATTGATCTAGGGAGATGGTTTTTGCTCCCGCGCCGCCCGCAGTAATAGCCGTGACTTTCGCTTGCCTAAACATGCCTTGAGCCATAACTCCGACCCCGGCTGTTAGAACATTGTCAGCCTGTCCTATTGCATCGAGTCCTGTAAACCGAACACCAAAATATCTAATTGCAGATTCCGCATAGTTGACTTGTAGTGAGAATGTTTCTCCCGTTCCTATCTCTGCGGGTAGACTTCCAATATGAGCAAATACAGTCGCGTCAAATTCTGTCAAAGTTGCCGTTTGTGTTCCTCCTGCCGATTCCTGCAAAGCTTCCCCATCTGTGAAATCCCCAGTAGCACCAGAAACAAGCAGGAATTCTCCGTTTATATCCGCGACAACTGTTGCCGATTTACTTGATGATACTCCTGAAACAGTCGACCCTACTGTGAAAGCCCCGGATTCGCCAGTAATAGGCATATATTGACCAGAAGTAAGTCCACCAAGAATCCCGAGTAAAAAGTGCGGGAAGGTTTTAGGTTCAATATTTAAATTTATCGTGCCGATCGGCGCAGGGATAGCCCCCGCGACAGTCCTCAAATTCATCGCTCTATTCCCTGAAACCGGGACAACCGGAATATAGGGAAATTCGGTGACAATGTTCTCGTCGTTAAAAGGAATAAAAGTTGTCGGAGTTAGAGGCGTATTGATTGCCGCTTCTTTGATTAAAGATAGCGACCCCCTGCGGGTGTATAATTCACTCATTTTTTATATGGTTATGATTATTTTCTTGATGATTTTGCAACCGCTTCTTCCTTTCTTACCTTGATTGCTTTCTTTGCTTTCTCGGTGACTTGTTTTTCTGCGCGATCATAGACCGCAAGCCCCCTACTAACTAAAACATCAGCTAGGTCGTCTTTAATTCTTACCTTTTGCCCCTCCTTGAAAAGCGGACAATTCGGCACTTCTACGGTCTTTTTGATGATAATACATTGCATTGTTTTGTGGTTATTTGCGCCTACATTATAACAGTTTTACACGATTGTTTTAAATGATTGCGTAATTAGTCTGATTTCCTTGAAGAAAACGGGGACATCTCCCTGCATCGACGCTTCTGTTGGGGTGATTTCTTCTATTATAAAAGAGTGAGCCGTACAACCTAGGGAATGATTTGTTTTTTTCCTCAATTCAACCATCACCGCGTCAGTAATAGCCAAAAGAGTCGAAACCTGTGTTGAATCTTGCGCTTGAGTTTCCCTTTTCTCAACAATTATTCTTACAGTCCAATGGAGTGTCGATTGATTTTGCGCTGTATTGGCGTAGTCTTCTTCGCCTTCCGTATCCAAAAGCACTATTGTCGGGGTTTCCGCGACGTTCGTGACAGGGTAATCGTAGACAGTAGTGACATTGTTGGCAGCTTTTATGCTATCAAGAATTGTTTTTATTGCCGATCTAATATTGACCAATGACATTATTTATATTTTAATAATTTTTGGATGTTCTTTTCAAAAACTTTTTTTATTTTCTTTTTATTAGTGCTGAGCGCCGGGCGTAAATATCCACCGGGGATGCTTCTCGTTTTAAATTCTCTTACCCCCGCATAGATAACGTCTGTCCCGACTACCGCTTCTGTTGATGTAATTCTTCTCGTGATACTCCTTCTCAAGTGTCCGGTAAGTACCGGCGCTAATTGTTTCGCCTTATTTTGGACTACAAGCGCAGACTGATCTAGTGAATCCCTCATAACCTTTTTAATCTTAACCGGGAATCTTTTCACCAACTTATCAAGTCCAGGCGAGCTAATTGTAATCGACCCCATACTCATAACTCCTTGATTATTAGAACAGCCCTATTCAACATTGTCGGAGCTGCATTTTGCTGTTCAATTGACTCGACGTAATATGTCGCGCTGCTTATGACCACCTTGTCGCCTATATCAATGCCAGTTTCGTATGTGAGCAGGGTATAAGCCTTAACAGCCAGCGAAAGCCCTAGAACAGCCCTTAAATCGCCGCCTGTTGGTTCGTAGTAGCCCGATCCTCCCGTGATTGTCTTTGTAGTCGAATGTTGCCGCTTTGAGCCGCTTGTTTCTCTCTTGTATGTATCGAATGAGCAATTAAAGTGCATAAACTAGTTTATATTTATCTAAAATGCTTTTAACATAATGGTATTCGTCTTTTGCCATTGTTTGCGATAACCCCAGCACGTTGACACTATCGTTTCCGATTGTGTTCCTGTTGTTGAACAGGTGGCAAACAAGTAAAGTCGCGGCAAGGCATAAGTCGTCCGGGACTGCGGCTGTTGCATATCCGGCGGTGTATTCCAGTTGGATTTTTCTTTCGCCTTTTCCAGAGACAACGTATAGAGGGAAAATAACATCATCCTCAAATTCAACGTCGGCATGGGTTTCGTCCGGATATTCTTCCCATTCATTGTTTATCCCACTTCTTCTCTCAATTTTTACTATAGACGCGATCGGGTGGTTCTTGACTTTGATTCTTGTATTTCCATCGCTGTCGACTATCTCGTCTGTAATCGCCGGAGCAGTCGCGCCGGTTGGCACATTCGTCCGCTTTGAGATAAGATCGTCAACTTGAGTAATAAGTTGAGCAATCAATGTATCGAAGGTCGACCCAGAAATAACCATGTGAATTTTTACTTTTGCGCTAGTTGTGAATGGCATAATAATTTATTTTAATCGTTCTTTTATAATTTCTCGCAGACTTAGCATAACATCTTTCATGTCGTGGAAAGCCTCGGTGTTGTGGTGTATATGGTTGGCAACAGTCTTGTACCATAGTTTGAAAATGTAAACTATGACTCCTATCAAAAGGACACAAACCCCAGCCAACCCGTACTTTGCAAATTCAACAAAATTATCCATATATTATTTTTCGTTTAAAGGCTTGTCGGTAATAAATCTTAATATCATAAATACTACACCCATTACAGATACAGCCAATTCCTGTAGTCCTTGCTCCCCTGTAAAATACATTCCCAACCCGGTACAGACAGTCGCTAGACCAGCCCATAAGGTTTTGCTTTTCAGCAGTTTTAAAAAAGTCATGGTGAAAATTGTTATTCAAGTAATTTTAGAAGTTCTATTTTTATTTTTTCTTTTGTTGCTCCCTGTATACTCATCCCGCCTTTCTTCTTGATCTCATAGTCTAATATCCCCATCAAAAGATCCCTATCGTTTATATCAAATTCATATCCTTTGTTTTTTAGATTCGTAGCCCTGTCGGTCTTTAATTTTGTTTTGACCTTTAAATAATCAGCAGCAGCCAAACATTTCCTGTCAGTTGGAAGGTCTGTAATAGAGCTGATCTTCATATCTAATTGAACCTCGTCATTTTTACAGGTTGGCAATGCGTCATATTTATCAAGGTCTATATTTGCCGCCGCTATAGATAGGGAAAGCAATGTTGATGCAATAATGAGGGGAATTCCTATAATAAGAAGGAGTTTATTTTTCATTTGTTGTTTCAGGGTTAGGTTGTTCTTGTTCTTGTGCTTGAGCTTGAGCTTGCTGTTGAGCAGCTTGTTGCGCCATTTCAGCGTTTACGTCCGTAACGCATTGTTGGTATCCGGCTTGTTGGTTCAAGACCCTTGCGACACTTGTTGACTGATAGAGTCCGTACCCTGCGAATATTACTGCGAGGGCTGCGAGCGCGCTTACTGCTACCTGTGCGATTTTTTTGTACATCTTGATTTTGGTTAAATTGTAGATGTTGTAAGTGATTGCGATTTTTTGTTTCCAAGTAGGGGCTGAAATCGCAAGAAAACAGCCCCGGACTTAATTAAAGAAACTCAGAATCATAATCGAAATGCCTAATTTTGTAACTATTTTATACATATTTTATGGGTTAATCATCTATTGTTAATGCTCTATAGGTTTCTCTCCAGAGATCATCTCCTGAATCGTAGCAAACTTCAAAATTATCACCCAGACCAATCGTTATATCTACATCGCCATTCAAAGCTAGACCTGTAGCTGCAAGATTGTCCTCGTCTTGGAATGTGAGGGTATTAGCTGCACTTGTTCCAAAGAATTTTATACAAACGCCATCAGCCGCCGCATCTGCGATACTTGGCGTTGAAGTTAATGAGCGCGCAGCTCCGTCACCAGCCACACGTTGAATCGCACCAGTTGAAGGTACTGTCGCCGCAGCTAGGAAAGTTGCGTCTGCTATTGGTGTTATTACAACATTCCCTGCGATTGTGATGTCGGTACTTGCTTTAATCGCTCCCATAACGTCCAAAGCTACGGTTGGAGCTGTATTATTTATTCCAACGAATGTACTTGCAGGATTTAAAGCTATATCTCCCTCTCCTGCTGAATCGGTTGAAATATCAAAGTAGTTTAAAGTCTGCGCACCAGCATCAAATACAGTTTGCATGTGAACTTCGTCCGCATCAGTAGATCCCATTCTATACTCAAGATTTGAGTCATTTGTAGCATCGTAGAAAACTGTATCCCAACCAGTACCATCAGATTCTATATGGAATATACTTTCTGAACCAGGTCCAGCAGAAGTATTGTTTAAAACAGCTAAAAGTTTTGATCCGCTAGTAGTAAAGTCATTGAATGATCCAACAACTACGCCACCTGCATCAGCACCATCAGCATCAAGACCAATAATAGCAGGAACAGTCAATGCAGACCCGACCCCTTGTATCTGTGCAAAAGAAACCCCTCCAACTTGCAACTCAATAGAACCATCTAATCCTGTACCTTGCTTTGCTCCAAGATCAAAGGTTATGTCGCCTCCATTGTGATTCCCCGCACCTCCTGACCCACCATCGTCAGCTCTTATTGTAAGTCCTACACCATCTGCGTCAGCTATTTGTTGATCTGGTACGGATAAAGTAAGAGCAACATTTTGAGTTCCTTCAATGGTAGTAGTCAATCCTGTCAGTCGCCCGTTTAGGTGACTGTCAGCATTCGTAACATACAATCCATATTGTTTTCCACCTGTTATGATTCCTCCAGTTACTTTAAGACCATAAGAGTCTATTACTCCTGTTGTTTGAGTAATATCAGGTAATTCCACGTCAAATCCGATAAACATGTTTGTTCCTGCCGCAGTAGTTTGAATAATCTCATCACCATAAGCTCCGTATCCGATATATTCGTAAGTATCACCTCCAGTATTAGTAACTGCTGGCAGCTCAACTCCGAACCCATAGGCACTTTGATTAGTTGCAGTAAGATTCTTATTAAAATCTAATAAAACACCTCCTATTTCACCTGATAAGGTAGTCGCACTATTAAATCCAGCACCTACAAGTAATCCAGTTGTCCATTCAGTTTCAAGTGCCATTTCGTATAAAGTCCCTGGAGCGGTTGGGGCTTGTGTAATTGGGCCAGTCAAACCTAAAGTCGTAATACCACCCACAGCACCTGTTACATTAAGATCACCACCGAACAAAACATTGCCTGCCGTAACCTCAAGAGCATAAGGGTTTGTGATTGTCATATTCGCTCCTGCCGTTGGCGCATTGTCTATTACGAATGTACTTGCCTTTGTCATTGTTAATGCTCCTCCTGCGTCGCCGACATAAGTTGGGGCTTGTATAACAACTTCTCTTTGTGCTGCTAAAGGGCCAGCACCTGCCGCCCAAGTCTTACTTGCCGCCAAGTTAAAATTAACTCCAATTGCTTCTGTTGCGGCTGTTAATCCTGTATGTGCGCCACCCGTTACAGTCAAGCCAGCTACCGCAACACCAGTTGTTGAAATTCCTTGTAAAATTGTTTCGCCACCTAAATAATCAAAGTATGCTTTTTCTACCTCGTTATTTTGGATAGAGAATATTTTTGCACCAGGAGTAGTAAGGACAGTCCCTGCATTTACCGCAGCGGCAACCGCATCAGCAGCATCAGCTTTATAAGATATAAGTGTTGATGTAGTTGTTGTACCTGATGAACCAACTAAACCAGTAGCCGAATAAACAGATCCAGTTGCTATCATTGTACCTGCTGTATTCATCGAGAATCCAGTATTGATATTAGCTCCATCCCTGAAAAATTTAAAATGATATGCTCCACGAACGGTCGCACCACTCGTAGGTATCATATATTGTCTAACACCAATAGTGCTAGCCGCACCATCCGTATCCCATCCTGAACCTTCAACAGAAAACTCTGAAGAATTAACTACCGTAGTTCCAACTGTAGCATCACTAGGAGTCAAAAGGTGGAAAGCTCCAGTCGTATCTACTTGTTGCCCAGCTTGTCCGATTGTAAGGTTGCCGTCTGCATCAGCATTTATAAATTCTGTCAAAGCACCTGCTACATATTGACTCATTACTACATCACAATCCTCTGCGCCCGAACCCGTATCTGTACAATTCCCATAAATAGTTGCATTGTTGGTATGGTCTGCCGCACCTGTATCATCATAATTCAAGGTTGGTTGAGCAGACGACATAATAATATCTCCTGTGCCAATTGCTCCAGTGATAGTTACAGTCCCGTCAAAATATCCAGCCGTATCATATCCACTCGTTATGTAAACCCCGTAGTCATTTACTTGCGCATCAACGGTCGAACTTCCGGCGTAGAATACTGCTGAATTTGAAGTCGCTGTTGTAGCGGCCGCAGTAACATAAGTTCCGCCGTAATTATAACTCCATTCCCCGTTTGCCATATTGCCAGTCGTGATTGTAGTTTCAAAGCCCCTCGTTCCTCCTGTATCAGCCGCCGCGCGGGTCAGCGCCATTATTTCACCATTGACGTCGTCCGTTGCGGTCGTAGTGTCCAAAGTTCCAGTCATGTTGAATAATTCGTTTGCGCCTGTCCTAGTTGTTGTCCCGTCAAGATATAATCTGCCAGTGGCCGGGAGCGTAATGTCCACATCGTCCGTAGGCACTAAATCAATGTCGCCAGTGTCGGGAGTGATAGAAAAATCTCCTTGATCATCAGCGCTCAAAGCCAATATAACCTGTGGGTCGCTAGTCTGCGCGCCTTTGATTATCGTTATAGCTCCACCGTCAACCGTTGCGCTTCCGCTTAAAAGTCCTCCGTTAAAAGATCCAAGCCCTAAATAATCTATATACGCTTTTTCTACACTGTTATTGTTAAATGTTGCCAACTTATCCCCTGCTGTTGCCAAAGTAACTTGCGTATCTACCTTTAAAGATTCAAGCCCACTTCCATCTTGTGGGTCACCTGCAATAGTAATTGGAACATCAGAAAAAGTTTCGATAGTAGGGGAAGTAATAAATCTAAGAGAAGCGTTTAAACTCATTCTGCCGCTATCAAGTCTCACAACATCAGAAAGATACTCTACGCCATCTCTCCAAAAGTCAAAAGTCAAAATTGCTCTTGGGTCTGCATCTGATTCCCCTTCAACCTCAATAGACCAACCTGTATCCTTTGCAACATTATCATCAGTATCCCAATCAGAAGAAATCATTTTAAAAATACCGGGATCAACGATAGTATTACCAGCCGTAGCCGTAGAGACAGGCAGTATACCTACTTCTCCACCAACTGTTTTGAAAATTATATCATCATTTGAAGCAAGGGTGATGTGTCCATCACTTGTAGTAAACGAAGCATCACCAGCTCCATCGTGCGACAGCGAAGCCGTCATAGTATCATCGCCCGTCTGATTCCCGTCTTGCATTATAAAATCTCCTGTATCATAAGTAGCAGTTCCCATGTAAAACGTGCCACCTTCAACAGAAAATTCGCTTCCTGGCAATACATGAAATATATTTTCATCGAGCAAGAAATCGAGTCCACCATTAAGAATTATGCCAATTTCATCGTCATTGACAACTCCACCTCGATCGTTTACAAAACTTGAATCACCGTCTGTGTCCATGATTATATTGTAACCGTCCATGTCCAGGTTCGATCCCATCGTGCCTCCAAAAGTAAATACTCCGAAAACATCGAGGTCAACAGTCCACATTTTCGCCCATCTTGTAGAGGTCGATCCCTGCTCGTATGTCGTATCGATCGGCACTACGTTTACACTCCCCTCGAGGGTTGTGTAGCTTTGCACGCCGACACTTGTGTTTAATCCAACGGCAAAGGCTGTGTTGCTAAATAATAACAACGCTATTGCTCCAAGAGCAAATTTTTTGATAAATTTCTCCATCTTATATCTAGGTTAAGTTTAAACTTGAGCTTGTTTGTAAACAATCGCCACACCATCACCATTCGTTCCTACATCCACATAAACCTCATCAAGATAAACTCCTTCAAGAGTAACAGTATTGAGTTTCCCCAAAACAGTCCCACGTCCAGTTGCTAAAACAACCGCAGATTCCCCAACAGCCAATAGCGTCGAAGTATTGCCCTGCAATGCTTGAATTACAACCCATTCAACGTATTTGTGACTTGCTGATAATGCCTCGGCTGTTCCGGCTGTAGTAATAGCCACCAAAGCCGACACAATTGCGCGACCTTGTTTCGCTCCACCTAATTTACCCATGATTTAATTGTTTTAAAGGATATTTTTTATTATTTCGTTGCTTCTTTCTCTTTCGCTTCTTCTTCTGTAATGTCCTGCTCACCATCGTCCTCGTCTTGTTCAATCTCAACTTCCCCTTTTTCAACTTCGACTTCCTTTTCCTCTGTGTCAGGTTTAACAAAAGGCTCTTTTAATCTGATTGCTTTCCCAGCAAAGATTTTCGCCCATTTTGCGTTGATCTTCTCTTTCTCTGCTTGATACTGGTCGTTGTCGAGTTGTCTACTATTATACTTGTCTTTTGCAGCCCTTAATTCGTCTTTCATTTCTCTTTCGTTCTCTCTTGTTTTAGCTTCTTTTTTGTCCATTTCGTCTTTTTCTTTTTTCAACTTCTCCATCGCAACCCTCATTTTCTCAAACCTTCCTTGAGCTGATTTTAGAATTGCCGGAGTAATGTCTAGCGGGAATATTTGAACAAAATTATAGACCCCGCAAAGCTGCTTCACGCGTTGCGCTGATGCAAATTGTACATCGCCTTTTTCGAAAACTACCTTGTCCCCACCAGATTCTAGCCTAGCGCGCTCCGATTTCTCACCTGTGTATTGAATCAATACATACGATTGCGAGTTTTTCATATTATTTATGGTTATAAATTGGATTCTTAGAGGTAGGTCGGCTTCCCCGACCCACCATCTAAAAGTCAAATTTCTACTAAGTGATTGTCACATTGATTCCTGCTGCTGATACGTTCGCTTGATCAAGTAGGATAAATCCTGCCTCAACTGTTGCAACCATATGGAATCCATAACCAGGCACACGCTCAACTTCTAATAAGAAGTCTTGCCCGTAACCCCATCGTACAGCTGGCTTGTAAACAAGCGCGAACTGTCCGAGAGTGTTGTTTCCTGGTGTTGCAGATACTTTACCATCTGCCTCTGTTTTAGGGACTAGAGGAGTCGAAATCATGTCTATTCCCCAAGGCTTAGCAATTACTCCGGTTTCGATTGCTCCAGCTCCGAGTAGCGAGCTAGCAAGTTTGAATCCATCATCTGCTGCTAGTGCAGAGTAAGTTGATGGGTTACAAAGCCATAGCAAGTCGTCGAATTCCTCTTGGTATCTTTCAGCTAGTAATCTCAAAACTGAAAGCATGTCATCAGAATCAAACGCACCGACATCTTTTGTGCCACTTCCACCGATTGCCGATTCTCTAATACCATGATCGAGCAATGTCGCATGGTAAGCGGTTCCACCATCACTTGCGAAGGTTGTCGCAGGGGCTTGATCGTCAGAGTTTACATTTCCAGTCGCTCCCGCTTCTGAATCTCCGTTGATAATCATTCCCTCTATTGTTCTCGTGAAGGTCTTTGTCAATTTCTGCAATAGTTTCTCATAAAGTCCTTTATCTGTGCTGTGTTTAATCACAGCGTCAGAAACAGCAAATTCAAGGATCAATTTCTCTTGCGCTAGAGTTCCCTTGCTATCTGTCTGTGTTCTAGCGTTGATTGTTGGTCGTGTCTCATCTTCCCACTCTGTCTTCCCCTGCATATAGTAATCAGTAATATCGTAAGGGATTGGGTAACTAACAGGGAGATTGTTACCTTCATATCCTCCAGAAAGCGCTGAAAGCACTTTACCGACTTTTGGAGTCAAGTCCTTAATATCGTTTATCATACCATAAGCATCGTACCAATTAGTGTTGTTTACTGTTCCCAACACTTCGTCAGCTTTTGTCTCCATTCCTATTGCTCTCACAATATCTTTCTTTTTCTGATCTTCTGAAATTGACTTTGCGTCAACCTTGCCTAGCCCGGCGAGTCCGATCAGATCTTCAAATGAAATTTTAGCCATTTGTTTTTTTTGTTAGTAATAATATTTTGCTGTTAAACAGCAGCTTTTTGGAGGGCTTCGATAAACCCTTTCTTGTCTTCCTTTGGTTTTTCTTCTTCTTTCTCGTCTTTGATAGAAGAATCCACGCCAACTTTCTTACCTTCCGGCGCTGTGACAGAGCTTTCGAAGTAAGCTTGCGCCCTCTTTGTCGGCGTTTCCTTGATAATAGCCTCCAATTCAGCGACCTTTACTTGTAATGCCATAACAGCATTTAGAGCAACAGCCGCGCCCTCTTTGGTCATTATCTTCGAGATAAGGGATTTCTCCTCTGCTTCTTCGGGAGTTTCCTCCTCCTTAGTAGGGGCTTCCTCCTCCACCTTTTCTTCTGCCGGAGCTTCTTCCGTTTCTTTCTCCGGGGTTTCTACTTCTTCCTTTGCTTCCTCGGGTTTTTCTTCCTCTTTTTCTTCTTCCACTTCTTCGCCTTCGGTTGGTTTAGCTTCCTCATCGGTGTTTGTTTCAGCACCTTCCTCCTTGCCGCTTGTTTCATCAGCAGGAGTTGCGGGAGTTGCCTCCTCAACGCTTTCAGGGGTTTCACCTGGAGTTTCAGCGTTTTCAGTAGATTCTGGGGTTGTTTCTTCAACAGCTCCCTCGTCTTTTGCTTCTAGTAAGTTTTCTTTTTTCTTCATATCGTTTGAAGTTATAGGATTATTGATATTTTTAAGTTCAGCCTTTTCCATTTTAGAGAAAAAGCTTTTTACTGATTTTTCCATAGTAAACAGGGCGTCAGGATTCGCCGGGGTGCTAACAATAGAATTTTCAACAAGATCAACCTTTTCAATGATTCTTTTGACGCTTTCGTCCCAGATATTATCCTTCGCCGGATCAAGAATCTTTCCGTTCTCATCCTCAAAGCGGATTTTTTTAGGGATAAAGCCTATAGAGAAAGTTCTCAATACTCCCTGCTCAATCCTTTGGGCGACTTCTTTGTCGTATATGATCGCTTTTATAAATAACCCATTGTTATCTACATTCATAAAAACTGCCTTCCCGATCGGTCTATTCGCGTCATGCTGGAATAGAATAATAGGGTTGTTCTTGTAATTCGTAACTATCGACTCCCTAAAAGCCTCCGGTTCAACAATATCGCTGTATCTGTCCTTTGTTGGAGTAGATGCGTAGCCTGATATTTTTAAACCTTCAAGGGATTCTCCGCCTTCCGCTTTCTTTTCGCGCGGGATGGTTTTAAATCCAATTTGGAAATATTGAATGTCCTTCATTATGATTATGTTATTGATATTCATACAAGGTCGTGCATCTGCATCGCGGGTGATCGCCTCTTGGCGCTGAATCATCCCCGGACTCAAACGGCTCGTCAATCTCTATCCATCCCATATCCCCATTCGCTGCACATTCGTCTGTAACTTGCGCATCTCCAGTCGTAAGCCATTGTTTCTTCACGTCATACCCGGCTTCTTTCGCGTCCGTCATTGGTACATAATTCCCGTACTCATACGCTGTCCCAATCTCATTTGTCGCTATCATTAGTGATCTACTCTCAGAAAACGCAAAATTTTCCCTTATGAGTTTTGCCAATTCTTGAGGCGATTGACCAGACCGCGCAGCCTCTTGAATTAAAGGCTTAATATGGTCTTTGGTCGTCTGCGTCATTTTGGCAAGCACAAGGGGTCGGTCTGTCTCTAAATACTGATTCGCTAGTGGATGATCAAGTGAAAAGTCTATACCTATCTGTCCGAGTTTCGATTTTTTGATTCTGTAATCTGCTCCCATCTTCATCGCTCCAGCACTCGCAACCGTTATGTCGTCAATCATCGCAGCATCGTCCAAGTTGTCGAATATGTTGTCTATGTCGTCGTCGAGAGCTTTTTTACCGAGTAGCCTGTTTGTCTTAGAGATAACGGCTTTCGCTTGCTTCGAGAATTCCGCGTTAATCTGTCTTTGTAGGGCTTTTTCTCGTCTTCGCAACCTTCGACCTTGCGGTCGCACATTGGCTTTAACGATTGTGTCGAGTAAGAGTTTTTCATAGCACGGGCAAATCATCGTCAAGTAAATTATACAATTTTTCGTTTCTTTTAGCTAATTTTTTCTGCACCCCTTGAACAACCTCTTTCATTTCTTCTCCTACATCGTCGATAATCATGCCCTGAAACAAAAGCTCGTCGGCAAGCTCGTTTTCGTCTTCGTCCAGTCCCCTCATCGCTCTCGCTTCATTGATAGTTGTGATCCCGGCAATAACATCAGCCCGACTAATTTCGGCTGCTTCCTTTTTGTTGTCGTAGTCAGAAAGTTTTATTTTTAGCTTAATTTTATCTAGTCCAAGTTTCGGAAACAAGTCCCGGTTTACCATTTCCTCAAACTCAACCTCTTGTGGTCGGATCGTATTCTCATAAAACATCCGGTAAATGACATCAGCATTTCCACGCTGCACCTTTTCCGTATATCCAAGAATGAAAGCATCGACTCCGAAGGCAACAACAATTTTCTTTGTAGTAAACCATCTAGTTTCGAGATATTGCATATCCTTTTGAGATGGTGTGATTGTTTTAATATCTTTAATAAACGGGATTATTCCTGATTTAAACCTGTTTTCCGATCCCTTAAACTTTTCCTCCATTTGTGTCTTCAATTCCTTGTGCTGATCTTTTGTCAGTTCACCATCAACAATCAAAAGGTGTGAAGGTACTCCATGATTCTCATAGAAAGCAAGGTTTGAAGTTTGAGAGGATAGCTCTGTTTGCCCTTCCATAACTATCGTTTCAATTGGTGAAGCTCCTAGCAATGGGTTTTTTGTAGATTGATCCATCGCGGAATGTATTATCTCATCCGGATTAAACTCAACCACATCCTGCCCCATGATTCGCTGTATGTACTTCAACACAACGCCGTATTTATCCGCAATCACAACCATCGTCCTCGGGTCGATCGGGGTTAATTTTATCGGCTCACCAGTTGCGGATTTTTCAATCAACATGTAATAATTCCCTGCAACGTGTCTGTCTCTAACCCAGGTATTTTTCCAATCGTTAAACCCGGATAAAGGATGATCTAACACCCTCATCGCAATTTCTGTTTGCTGGCTGTCTCCCTCTTTGTTTGGGTCGTTCTTATCGACAATTTTAAATCCATCTTTCGCCGTTGCGTTCCTGATTTTCTTTACCGCCTGGTTCACATCGACTAGCTTGTTGTAAAGCTGATAAAGGGTGTCAAAGTTTACCCTCGTCCCGGTAAGCCCGGCAATTGCATTTTGATAGAATCCGTAAAGAAGCCTTTGCTTTGCTGCGCCGACATCTTTTTTACCTAGATATAAAGTCTTCCCGGTGAAAGGGTTTGGAATTTTCATACAAATATAGGTGTTAATATTGGTGTGCCTCTCACTTCAAAATACATCCTCATCATCAAAGCGTCTGAAAGGTCGGGTGATCTTCCAATATTTTCTTTGATAACGTCTTTGCCGATAAGTGATATTTTGCCATCTTTGTCGGGGTCTTTTTGTTTAATTTGTCCTAGCTCCTCAATTAAGAGTTCCTTGTCTGAAATTTCAATCTGTTCTATGCCCATTTTACCATTTTTTGCAAGCCGCGCAAATTCAAAATAACATTGGGTCTTTAAATTAGAGTAATTTGGGACGTTCGTTAAGCCCATTGGCTTGATCGCTTTTGATCCATTCACAAACCCCCTGCAACCTTCTAAACCATCGACAACCCCGCCGCCCACACCATCCTCATCGACCACAACATTTGATCTTCGTACCCCATACTTTCTACAGCAAGCATTGAGGAAATCAATCGTTTCGTTCACTTTTGTTTTCGCGTAGGTGTCTATTTTCTTGCATTGCAACCCTTCCCAATACGCAATAACAGTCTTGTCTTGTCCCATTCGCGCGACATCGCAACTGATAAATTTTTCCTCGCTTTCCTCTGCTGTATTAGTAAAGAGATCAAGAATAACATCGTGGTCAAGTAGGACAGCCGGATCATCGTCATAATCAAAGTTTCCGAATAAAAGCCTTTGTTTAGTTATCTCGTCAGCATTTTCTAACTGCTTGATATAAGATTTCGGCAAGTGAGGATTGTCCTTCGACAAAGCTGGTATAAACCTCCTGTGTCTTGGTGAATTCTTATCCTTGAAAGGTTTGTAATATCTCGTATAGACATGCCCTTTATCCGGATTGAATGTTTCGAGTAGTTTTGGGATCAATCCATATTCCTCATTGAGTTGCCGCCCGATTCTTGTTTTCAAAATCTCTATAGCCATCGGTTTGACCTCATTGCTCTCGTCAACGAATCCATCTGTAAGCTCAAGCCCTCCTAGCCTCAAGTAAAGTGGATCGCTCGGCATCCATCCCAAATCCATCAATAAAATTTCCCCTCCATTGTGCCATTCGATAATCCCGGACCGTTCTTTGTAGGTGAAATGTTTTTCTGCTACCCAGCCATAGTAGTCAGCCATTTTGAAAAAGGTCGTGATGGTTGTCCGCTTCAAATTCTTTAATTCACGCCTCCCAAGTAATCCTCTAGTCCCCTTGTGCGCCTCTCTCATTGATGCTTGCCAAAAACATCCCAGCCAAGACTTACCACCTCCCGCACCGCCCCCATAACCAAGCTCGGTTGTTTCACCGTCGTTTAAATACTCCCAAGCCTTGAACTGCTTCTTGGTGGGTTCAAATTCAAGTTCCATTATTTCGGTTTTACAATTTTGATCGTGGTTACTGTATCGACCTTCCCTTTTAGATCGACCTCGCTCATTTGTTTCAAATTCCATTCACTAAATTTTCTCTCAATAATCCAAGCCCATCGTTGCCAGGCTCTTTTATCAGTCCTCAAAAGCATAAACAATTCTCTTTTTTCTTGCTCCAAAGCTCTTTTTATAAGGTGTAAAAAGTCCCTGAAGTGAACAGGCATAGCTTTTTCCCCATTCTTTTCTAGTGCTTTTTCCTTCCATTTTTGGAAAGTCGATCTACAAATCCGGTCTTTTGGCTCAAGCATTTCGTTGATCTGTCTCAACAATTCTTCATCAGTAAAAATAAAGACATCATGCTCAATTTCTTTCAAAAGCTTTCTAGTCGCCTTGATGAATGGGTGTATCTTGACCGGTCTGCCCATCGCCTTTGTTTTTTTCTTCGTCATATTCTTGGTATAAATAAGTAATTGTAATAAACCACCTGTCCTTCACGGTCGGGTCGGGTGCGAGAGTGACCCGGCAAACATCCGAAAAGCTCACCTTCTCATCATCCAGCATTTCAAAGAGAATTTGCGAGATCATCGCACACCCTGAAAGATGATGTTTTTTTTGAGATTGTTCTAAGTTCTTTCATTTTGCGATTTTTTTAGATGTTAAAACCTCAATCCTATTATACCATTATTTCAACATCCCCGTCTTTTTGTCGCGCGTTTTCAAGAATAGCCAGATTATTACAACAGCGCACCAGCCAAAGAAAAACGAAACAAACAGGGCTTTGGTAGTTGATCTGTTCTTGTCTTTCGCCATCTTGTAGGCAATCATCATCGGCAAGGCTGTGCCGATCAAGATAAAAAATAGCATTTCCATTTTCTTATTTGGTTAGATTATTTAAAATTTCATTTACTTCTTCTAGGGCGGTGTTCTGCGATTATCTCTATGACTCTTGATGTTTTTATTACCATTTCGTTTTCTTCATGGTGGCTGGCTATATAGGAATTGCTTGCAAGTTCGTGTTCTAGTTTTTCTAAATCTACAATTTTGTATTCCATCCCTTTTAAACTCTTTGCAGGGGTGCTTTCCGATTCAGGGACGTACGTTATGCCATCTACTACAATGGACTTCTTGTCTTTTGCCATATTTATATGGGTTAAAAATATATAAATTACTTCAACTGGTTACGAATAAGTGTTTTAACAGTCCTCACAATGCTTTTAATAGCAGGATGACATGATTGTATATCTAAAGTTTCTTCACTCGCCTCCAAAGCTCCTAGACACATACATCTACATCTATCAGTCGTGTCAGTTATCTTCTCCATAACCTCTGCTCGGAGTTCTTCTATTAGTTGTTTGAAGTTTTCATCCATAGTGGTTCTTGTTAATCTCCCAGCCACGGGAGGGGGTAAGGGCTTAGGGTTTTAAATTGTCTAGAATCCCCTTTCTGCTTCTGCCTCTTTTCTTCTCAAACCAATAGACTGTTTTTACTCCAGTCTTGGTTGTCATTCTATGGGTTATCATTACAATTTTCCTGGGGTCTGCATCTGTTTTTTTAAGGAAAGCACAAGCAAATTCCTCTATATGTTTTGCCTCTGATTCGGCAATTTTCTCCGATACTTTTGTAATAACATTCATACGATTTAAGTTAATAATATCTTTGGCTTCCATAATCTTACTTGTTAATCCTCTGCCCAAGAGGGTGATATAGGGCTAAATCTCAAAAGGGAAATCTGTTTTACAAGGTGGAACATATATTACAAATTTCTTATTCTTTAATACTCCGACAGGATATAATCCCATTTCCCAAAGTTTAAACAATTGTTTAAACGCTCCATTTGGGTATTTCTTTTTGAAGTCTGCATTATCTTTTAATAAGACCTCTACGGAAGCCCAAGCGGAATCCCAAGCGGAATCCCAAGCGGAATCCCTAGCGGAATCCCAAGCGGAATCCCTAGCGGAATCCCTAGCGGAATCCCAAGCGGAAGCCCAAGCGGAATCCCAAGCGGAAGCCCTAGCGGAAGCCCAAGCGGAAGCCCAAGCGGAATCCCAAGCGGAAGCCCTAGCGGAATCCCAAGCGGAATCCCAAGCGGAATCCCAAGCGGAAGCCCAAGCGGAATCCCTAGCGGAATCCCAGTCCTCTTGTTTTTGTAGCTTTCCGTACTTAACTTTTGCCTTTACGCCAAAACAATCGAGCGTGAATTTTACCTGTTTTTCAACATCCTCCTTTTTTAAATCAGGAGAAGGATTAAACCAAGGTACTTTCGGTAAGTGATTTATAAAATCATTCACTCGTTTTTGCACTTTCTTTGGGAGTGCTTTCCCATTGTCATCTTTTAGAATCATACAATTTAAGTTAAAAATATATCTGCTAGGAATTCAAACAGTTCTCTGGCTGCTGGGTCTTTGAGTTGTTCTTCATGCATATTGAGGTCTGCGGGCTTGTTGCAATGGGCACAACTATACGACCCGTCTTTGTTTTTGTGGTATCCACTAAGTTTGCAACAATTTGTGATATATATTTCCTCAAACCCACACTCGGCTATCTGATTCAAGGATTTATCAAGCCCACACTTAGCCCATATTTTAAACATCTCGTTACTTCTCAAAGAAGCATCTCCAAACTTCCACATCTTCTCCAACACATCACCTATTAGGACAGGGGGAGGTGGGAATATCTTTGCAAGCTCCTCGTAAAAAGACTCACAAGCCGAACATGACTTGTCTCCTCCATGATGAGAATTAAACAGCCTTCTTATCGCTGTGGATTCTTTGTTTGAGAGTTTGTCTATTATCTTCTCTACTGTTTTTGAGTCTGTCATGGGGTTTGGGTTAATGAGTGGTTGGGTAATCTGATTCCTTGACGTTGCACTCTCTATCGCCTTTCGATAAATCGCTGTAACAGTCGTCACATAGGATAGGAAATCCGTGGTCGGCTGCACATTGTAAAGTTACTCCACATTGTGCGCATAACACTCCGCTCAACATCATGTCTGCTATTTCTCCCATAGTATTGTTGTTAATAATGTCTTGTTAATAGGTTTATAATTACTAATTACTAGCGATTTTCTAAAAATTAGTAGCTTTTTAGTAGTTCTCCCAGCCACGGGAGGAGGTAGGCTACTTTCCTGAAAGTGCATCGTCCAAATCCTCAAGAGCGTCTTCGGCTAGTGTTTTAGTGGCTTCTGCTTTTCCAAGAGTTGCAACGTCTACAACAGCCGCAATAGGCAAGGCTATCGTTTTTACTGTTGCTGATAAAATGTTTGAAAGGAATCTCATAATCTTACTTGTTAATCCTCTGCCCAAGAGGGAAATAAGGGGCTACTTGTTTTCCTTCCCGCAAAAGCGACAGGTTGCTTTCATGTTTGATGGAATCTTTATTCTGGAATGACCCATCAAGTAATTCCATTTATGCCCTATAATAAAGCAAATTATTCTTTTTATTATCTTCTCTACTGTTTTTGAGTCTGTCATGGGGTTTGGGTTAAAGGGTTTGCACTTTTTCAATGGGGATCTTTTTGCGAGAATCAACCTTCTTTTTATTCTTCCACATCTCAAACAGTTGCCGCCCCGTGATCTTTTCTTGGACAGCCGCGCCCAGGGCGTTTTTCCTCACGATCGTCCGGGAAAGCCCGTCAATCATAAAGTCGAGCTTTTCCTCGATCCGGTTCAATTGTTTTTCCTTTTTAGTGAGTTTTGTCATTGTTTTGGTATTATAAAAGTTTTAATTGTTTAATCTTCTTCTCGTCCTCTGCTGGCTTCACGGCTTCGCCTTCCAAAGTGATCTTCTTCACCATCCGGCACTCATCAATCGGGATTCTCAAGTTTTCTTCTCCGTGTTCGTTTGTTTTTACCTTCCCAACTTCTAAGGCTTGTTCAAAACCGATCCGGTAGATAAATTTTCCAGTCTTCCCGAGATAGATAAATTGCAAAACCTTGCAATCCTTTTCTTTTAGCTTCGGGATAACGCTGGTGTTTATACAAAACGATCTATCAAACCAGCGCACATAGCGCCCGTCGAGATTCCGGGAAAACACTCCTCCAAAATCAAGTCTTCCGTGATAGCGCCTACCTTTTGGCGTTTTTGCGTGAATTTGCATAAGACAAGGGGTTAATTTTATTTTAAAAGTTTTTGATCGTCTATCTTGAAAAGGTGGTTTTCTCTCAACTCCGGATTATCTTTGCAAGGGCAAACACCCTTTCGATCAAGAATCTCTCCGCACTTCTTACACCTTCTTAAATATTTCAACTTCAACGTGTCGGCTTCTTGCTTGATGTAGAAATCGAGGTCGAATAATCCTGAAATAAAAGCAACCTGGATCATTTGCCCATTCAGTACAATAAATTTACTGCCGGGCATGTTGTTAAACACTTTTTCAGCTTCCGCCTCAGTAATAACGATCTTTGCGTCTTTTGTGATTAAAATTTTCATTGCAATTTTTTTAAGAAATTTTTATAACTTTATTTTTATTCCCTCCGCGTTTGCATTGGGCGATTAGTGTATCAAACTGATCCCTCAACTTCGAGGGCGATAAAATATTGGCTTGCCAGAATGAATCGTTTTGACACCACTTAATCATAATTTCAACTTGTTCAAAAGTTCTCCTATCTTTTCTCATAAGCAAATCCATGTGTTTTGCCCAACCCTGCATTTTTGAATCAAACTCATCATCTTCCATAATGGAAAACTTGTGGCTTGGATTATTTTCTAAAATTTTGTTTGCTAATAATATTGCTAGTCGGTATTCGTCAGAATCCGACATATATATACTTTCCTTTATTTCCTTTGTTTTCCTTTCCTTTCCTTTCCTTTCCTTTCCTTGTTCAACACTTGTTAAATTTTGTTCAACACTTGTTGGCTTAGCCCTAGCCTCTGCGCTTTTCTTCCCCGCCAAGGATCGCTGTTTTGATATATTTTCCCTGTATTTCTTATTCTGTAAAACCCTCTCTGAATAAATAAATCCGTCTTTGTTTAACAAAAGCCCGCAGGTGTTCAACACTTGTTCAATTTTGTCCAAAAAACCTGTGCCGCCTTTTTCTCCACAATAAAACTTGATGTATTGTTTATAGGCTTCCTTTTTGATTCGCCCATCCTCTTGCTGATGTAAAATTTCAACAAGAACCCAATACATCCCAACCCCAGCAAGACCACACTCCGACAAGAGTATCATCATTTTCGGGTCTTGCGACGCGTTGCTGTCATGTGGAAAGTAAAAAGATTCTTTCATGCGATTTTTTTAATATTAAACAAATCCCCGCCTCTGCGCCCTTTGGAGTTAGCACACCACAAAGACAGAAGCGGGAAGTTGTCGAATATTGTTTGGTCTTTGGGCATTTGTAGTGTGCTATTAGTAATTTGAGCATACCAAACCCCTGCTAATTTGCAAGGGCTTTTACACCTTTTTTTGATAGAAACTTGTTGACTTCTGTCTGAGTTATCCTCCACCTCGGGAGTGTCCCCGTGACGGCAACATTGATCGCTTTAAGTACCCCTCTTTTTACAAGCTTGCGGATCGTACATTGCTTAAAAGGAAAGAAGTCCGCCTCGTGAAGCTCCTGGATTGTGTACAGTTTTTCCATTACTTTGTAGGGTTATTTTGTAATTCCTGCATATAAGTTTCGTGTTCCGACATTATCGCCGCGCCGACTTTCAACGCGGTTTCCTTTACGGCGAGCATTATGTCCAGGACGTGCTTTTGAAACATTGATTTTTCCATCATAGTGTGTTGTTAAAAATTAAATTATTTTCCCATTCCGTTTTTCGTATTCATCTACCAGGTATTTAATCGCGGCATCAAAACTATTATCAAAAAACTCCTCAATTGCGCAACGCCTGATAAACTTCCAATTGTGGGCATTGTGAAACAACTCCTCGTAAATATTTGAAAACAAAATATCTTCCTTTCTGAAATGATTTCTAAAAAGAAAAGCGTCAAAATAATAAAAATTACCTTTGTAATCATTATGAAAGTGCAGAATTCCATCCTCTGTTGCCCCCTGCTGTTGCCTCAAGGCTTTTCTAAGCCTCCCGAGGTCTGTAAGTTTAGCTGCCATGGTGTTTTGTTAAAATCTAATTCGGGGAAAAAAAATTTTCCCATCTTTTGCAAAGCTCGTTCATATCCTTAAACATTCCGTCGACAGCCCTTTCTTCGCCATCAATAAAACCAACAATGCAAAAGCGTAAATATCCCCAATACTTTCTCGGAATATCCGGGTCGGGTGCTACGATTTCAAACTCAATCCTGGGCTTGTCTATATTCAGAGACTCAAAACATTTTATCATCAATCGAACTTCCTTCTCCTGTTTTTTCGTTAGTTTTAACATTGTTTAGTAGGGATATGTGGCTAAAAGGGTGTGTTATAAATATTCTTCGTCGTATGGGTGTGGCTCGTACCTCTCCAACTCTTTTATTCTAGCCTGTAAAGACCTTATATATCTATGATCCTTTGCTACTCGATCACGCAATTTCGTGATTTTAAAATTCTTTAAGTCCTTGAAGTTACTTAAAAAATACGAATTACTAAATGCAGCGAGTTTTGTTTTAGAACCGTTTGCCCCTCCAAACATTGTAAAAAACATATCCAAGGTTATTGTTTTGTGTAAGTCTTTTTGCTTATCAGCAATGCAACCAATCTCATTTAAAATAGTTTTTATTCTTTTATTTTTCTCCACTCCTTCGTTAAACACCCATTGAATATCCGGATTTGTTCTAATTGTTTGTGGTTTCTTCATAGCGTTTTATTGTTATTTAATTTCTAATCTTTCAGTCTGTTCGAGTCTGCAACCTTCAACCGGCTTCCCGGCTTTCAAGTCTTGCTTGATTGCGATTTTGTCTACAGATTCGACAGTTTCGATCCGGGTATATTGATCAACATTCGCACCTTCCTCGATTACAAGCCGAGGCGGGTTCTTCTTGAATGTTGCGGCAAAGTAAATAGTTTCCATTTTCTTCAAGCCATTCTCAGCCATAGACTCAGCCATAAGATTCCGCACGGCTTCTTTCTTACGCCTAAAATCCATTAGCTCCATTTGCATCGCCTTGATTTTATCCTCAACCTGTTTCTCGTCGACTTCAAACAGTTTGAACACCTGGGCGATTGCGTTAGTTTTCTCGGCGGGCTTGCAGTCTATTTCGTCGAGCTTCATTAGATCAGTCTCGGCAAGCTCCCCGGTTGATGCGTCAACAACATTCACAAGTAGGTCTTTATAATTGTTGTTTACGATAAGTGAATCAGTCATAGTTAATTTTAGTTAATGCTAGTTATTATTTTACATCCTCAACAGTAGAATCAAACACGGCTGCGACATCTTCTGGACTCACTTCCTCTTTGACCTTTGTTTCTGCATCAACCTCTTTTTCTTTGATTTTCTGCTCGATTTTCGCGATAAGTTTGCCCGCCATCACTTCAGATAAATCCTCAAAGGCTTTCGCCTTCAGGCTTTCAAGACCCTTTACCATCATTTGCTGAGTCGCCGTTGGAGTCCAACTCATAAGAAGCCCTAGTTTATCCATAAGCTCCGCGTACTGCTTTTCTTGAGTCCTGGTAGCGCATTGAGGCTTTGAGTCTGTGATAGGTGTTTCAAGATCAAAATCTTCTTGTTTAATCTCTCCTGTTTTCGGGTCAACCTCTTTGAGCTTTGGGGTGGCTGCCGTTTTGGGTGTCACCTCTTTGACCTCAACATCGTTGTCAGCAGACGACATTTCGTCGGTTGTATAAAGACCTGATAACGAATCTGGAAATGATTTTCTCAAAGCAAGAGCCTCCGCGCACTTTGCGATCATTAGGCGAGGCATTTTTGCCCACATAGAACCTAGTTTTTTTACACCTTTTTTGTATTTATCCTCGTAGGCTTGAGCGTGTTCTACAAAGTAAGCTCGAGCAAAAAGAGGCTCTGTGAATCCCTTTCGGCGTACGCCAACCTCCGCATATTCAGGGACGTGTATTCCAAAAAGTTCAATATCTTCCCCATAGCGAATTTCAGCCTGTCCCTCATACTCACCCGTTGATTGAGCAACCTTTCGAAAGCCATCAATTCCGACTTGATGAGAAGAAACCTTCTTCTTTCCCCAGCTACCGTCAGGTTTCTTGAAGCTGTTTTCTCTTTGCACCCAATAGATCTCCTTTCTAAGAGGATTTAAACCTCTGCTTTGTGCATCGTAAACAAACAGATTGAATTCTGTTTGAGTTGCACCCGGAGTAATAGTTTCCTTAATCAAGTTAAGCTCCGACTCTCCGAAAGTCATTGCAAAACTAGCATCTTGCTTTTTAGTCGACAATGCCTTCGACTTTGTTTCCTTTGCCATAATACAAGGGGTTATAAATACGTACTCCTACGTTATCCTATTTACTACTATTCGCCAAGCCTTAATAATCCTTTCGGGTTGCGTTTGACTCCAAAATGTTTTTATGTAATATAGTAAGATTGCCTTTAAAACCTCATTTTGTCTGTCGGCACAAGCCCCCTGAAAGCTCGAGACATTGCTTGCAAAGCCCAGCGAAAGCTAAAATTTGCCAAAGCATGACGCGGGCTTTTTAGGTGTATAGAATCTTATACGATCGTATAGAATGTTATACACCCACAAAAACCCAGCGCCTCATCGCCGGGAGTTGTGGTACTTCTACGAAAAGCAATATCATTATATCCCAATTCTCCGACCCCGGCAATTGTGTTGTGATAATAAAAGGCGGATATGCGCGAGGCACTTGTTGAGAGCAGAATCCCATACTTAACCGTTGCCTTTTGATGCTATTTTTTTAAAAGAAAGTCTTTTGGCTTGCATCGTGTCGCAAGGGTTAAGCGGAGGGAAGCTAATTTTGTCCCCATTCTGTAAGGGAATTCTACCATCAACTAACATTTTCCTCATGTCCGCATTCGCTACAGATAAGGAAGGTTTCAAACTCATCGTCCTCGTTTGCATGAGTTGTCCGACCGACAAGCATTTCCTCCGGGTGTGCTTCTCCGCCACACTTAGGACAAAAGTATTTTTCCATATTAACAGTTTTTATAAAAGTAAATTACTTCCGGGACTTTTGGCAAAATCAAAATCAAAATAGACATTACTAAGAACATAGCAATCGCGGTCATAAAGACCTTATTCAATTGCTCGAATTGAGAGTGTCGCCTCTGTAGGCGGCTCGGAATGTAGGTTGTCTGGTGCATAAAATGAGGGGTTATTTATTCGCCAGTACTTCCTACTATACGCTACTATCTACTAGAAAGCAATAGTTTCTTTAAGAAAAAGGGCGCTGTTTTATCAACGCCCTCTAACCCCTCGTGTTATGCCTTAAAAGCAAAACAACAGTTACATTTTACTTCAACAGTCCGAGTTTGCCAAGTATAACCATCGCGCGGTAAGCCGGCATTTCATCTATTGTCGAAATTTTCTTGAGTTTAACTAGATATTCCTGGAATTTATCAAGGTCTATTACTTCAAAAGGATTCTCCGGGGCGATCCCTATATCCTTAGCTTTCTGCCAGTCGCTAGTCGCCCAGAAGGGGATTTGGTCTACTTCCTCGAGCCACGCCCAGGGGTCGCAATAATGCTCCATTACCCACTTTTTAGAATAGCCTTTTGGATAGAAGCAAAAAGGGCGTTTCAATACCCCCACACGGTGCTTGCGCTGTATTTCGGCTAGTTCCTCGCCAAAGACCTCAAAATGGTCGTGAGGGCTGTATGATGAGCCAGTTGACCCTAGATAACCTACAACATCAGCCGCTTTTACTTGTTGCCCTACTGTTAGCCCAGCCGGGAAGCCCAAAAGGTGAGCATGGCGAGTATATTTACCGTCGTCATGGTGAACAATAACAAAGTTCCCAAACCCTCGGCTGTGATAATATGAAGGCTTGTCATTGATAAATTCAATGAAACCTGGCTTTGTTGCGTAAATTTCTTGACCACTATCGTCCGTCCCCTTCAAGCCTAGATCAAGCCCAGGGTGGAAGGCTTTTTGTGGAGGGGCATATTGAAGCCAATCCCATCCGAGTAAAGGTAGCGTGAATTCTGTTGGAAACATAGTTTATATTTTTAAATAATAAAGTGATTTTTTAATCTTTGGGAGGTCTTTTACAGCTAAGAAATAAGTAAAATCATAATGAGAATCTAATATTTCCCATCCCCGGATTGCATCGAAGCCTACTATCAAGATAGAGTGACCGCCCTTTATCTTAAATTTGTCCGGGACTCTCAATTGTTTCTCCCCGTGAAAACTCCTAAACTTTCGCTCTTTCCATTTCCTAGTCCATGTTCTAATAGAGAGTTGCAAGCATCCTTTTTCGATCAAGTGTTTTTTTATATCCTCCTGGTCTACGGATGGAGCGCGATAAAATGTCATATTTTCAAAGACCTTCCCGCTTTTCTCATCAATCAACCCATCCCTCGATATAAACCTCATCATGTCCTTTTTTCTAAGAGGTCTTTCTTCTGTTTTTCCCATAAAAGCCCGAAACATATTATCAAGCCGTTCCGCGCTGAATTCCACATCAAGGTTGTAATCAAGTTCAAATTGCTTTTCGCACAAAGCACAAAGGCTATTCGCCAAACACTCGCAAGGCTGTTGGTGGCGATACCTGATGATTGAATATTTTATATTCGGTTCTTCCATTAGTATAATGCTATCCAGGTATAAACTGCTTGCGCTCCCGCTCCCGCCTTAGTCCAGCTTAAAGTAAAATTAGTTGCATCCCACGCCGAGACTGTCGCCGCTTGACTAGCCT